CAATGCGGGCGGCTTAGTCGTCACATTTCCGACTCCAGTAAAACAAGCTACAGCAAACAACAACTGGACGATCACGCTTTCAAACAATACAAGCACCGTGGATGTGTTTGTGCAATACGCGAAGAACCTCTAATGCCAAATACAGACTCGGCACAAGGTGTACAAATAATAGAAAGATCGGGAGTGGCGACCGAATTTGGCGGTACAAAAACTTTTAACATAGCCGTGACCTTGGACGCGTTAAACCTAAATACTTATCTGTTAGTGTTTTGTTATTTAAAAGACGATGCCGACCAAGCGTTTTCGCCGGACTCTATTGTTTATGGGAGCGATACGTTTACAACTTTGGGAGCCTCTAACGGCTTTGTAATAAAACGCATTTTAAATCCGACCGCAGGACCCGGCACGATTGACATAACTTGCACTTCCCCAAGTGGACAAGCTTCGATCTGCTATGGGCATATTGCTTTTAGAAATGTAAACCAAACGACTCCGGAAATTCTGGCAACGCTAAATGCGGCCTCTGCTAGAAATATTGATATACCGTTTTCAGGTGCCTTGGAAAATATGGAAGCGATTTCAATTATTGTGCTAGATGGGTTTTCGACAGCAACTCAACAAACGCCGCTAGGTTTATCTTTCGGGCAGAAAACACTTGTTGAGGTTTTTAATGATCCTCATAATACGAGCGTTTTGTTGTCAGTCTCTATAGGGAATATAAATGGCGTCGAGGGCGGTGTTAGAAATTTTCATTGGACTTGGATCGACTTTCTTTCTGTTATTTATGTTAACTTGATTTTAGATGCAGAGCCGTTTTACCATGTGGCCGGAACCATTCACACTTAAGGGGTTTTATATGGGATTAATTGAAAGGCCACTCACACCAAGACAAGAAGCCTTCTTAAAGTTAAGAGATGCTGCTGAGTTTATCGGCATAGCGGTAGATCAATTGTGTTACAGGTCTGACATTGAGCCGGCTGATTTTCTATCCGATTTAGATGGGGCGACTTCTTCTATAGACGCAAGAGCTTTTGATTCTATGAAGGCAAAGCTAGTTGCTTTGATTGACAGGCAAGCTGTAAAGATAAATGCTAAGAAGCTAGAAGTGCAATCAATACCCACACCACAAGATGCGAGGTAAGCTTGGAACTAGTCGATGCTTATTATTCATTAAGAAAACAATATGAAGTTCAAGCTAAGGACATAAGCGAAGTAAGGGGCCAGTATATGAAAGTCCTTGATGTTTTGCAGAAGAAATCAGGCGGAAAACTTACGACTTACGAAAGCTACGTTTCGTTCTTAGAATCTTTAGCGCCACAATCACCAGAACAAAAGCCAACAGTTGAGGAGAAATAACATGCCATTAGTATTAATTGTTTTATTTGCATTAAGTTACAACATGAACTCAAAGATGGAAGCGAAGACTAAAAGGATTCAAAAGGCTGAAAGAAAGCTCCATCAGTGTCAAGGCAACTAGACGTACTTGATTGTAAGCCAGAGACTATATTTATAGGCCCAGGGCTTACGCTTGCGATTCTTATTAATCCGATAGCCAATCAATGTTCTACGGCGTTTAAGTTCTTTGCTGGCACTTCACTTTTAATGATTGGGGCAACACTCGGCACCACTTTGTCTGCTTCTTCTTTGGCTGCTCTTGGATTAACTCAAATGTATCAAATTGATTTAAAAGAGGTATTTGCTGTGGACGGGGCGTTAAGATTTTACTTGGCTGCTCAGGGTTCGACGGCTACCGTATGTTTATTTAGAGGAAAGACTTCAAACGGATAAAGGGGATTAAGATGCAAGATGTAAAAATACAAGAAGTGGTGGCAGAGGTTAAGACTGTCCCCGTTGGAATGACGCTAGCTGTGTTAGTTGATAACAGCGCAAGACAGGGGAACCTGCTTTTGCGAGTGATTACTTCTGGCAGCACTCTTCAGATCATTGGCGTTCCGTTCGGAACGACACTGACTGCGGCCCAGCTTGATAATTATAGGCTTGCAGGAGCTTCTGCTGCGGCATTTCTTGTGGACTCTGGTGTTTCCCCACTGAAGTTTGACGGCCCCGTTCGTTTCTATATGGGAACGGCTGGAGCAGCTACGCTTACGGTAACGCTTCTAAAAGGAATGGTTAGTCAGTCTTAATGGTTAAATGGTCGATAATTTATGAGAAAGCTCTCCGAGATGATGGTTCGTTATTCTTCCCGGAGCGCCTCTCAAAAGAAACACTCGACGGTCATAAAAGAGCGATGGGGTCTTACCTTTTCGCCAACCAATACCAGAACATCATTATACCTCTCGACCAGCAAAATTTCAAACGCGAGTGGATACGTTACTACTCTGTATTACCAGAAAACCTGTTCACGTTTATTTTCGTTGATCCTGCGATTAGCCAGCAAGACAGTGCGGATTATACTGGGGTGGCGGTAGTATCAGTTGATAGTAGCGGTATGTGGTATGTGCGAAAAGCTTCGCGCCACAGGTTCACTCCAACAGAGCTTTTAAATTATCTTTTCACCTTGTATCAAGAATATAAACCGCTTGGTGTTGGGATTGAAGACGTAGCCTTCCAGAAGTCGCTGATTTATTTTCTTTCCGAGGAAATGGGTCGGCGAGGGATCTATATGCCTATAAAGGGTGTGAAGCCGACACCTGCCAAAACTAAAGAGATGCGAATATTAGGGCTTGTGCCTAGATTTGAATTTGGTAGGGTACTTGTAGGACCTGGGTGTGAGGACCTGCTAAAAGAGATGGCAGTATTCCCCCGGGGGTCCCATGACGATGTTTTGGATGCGTTAGCGTACATTGAACAACTGGCTTCACAACCTGGAGCTAAAGGAGAGTTAGATGAAGAACTACCCCCAAACCACCCGCGATACGAAAGCTGGTACATCAAGCAGCTTGCCAAACGAGCTTCAAGAGGAGATGGCGGCTTTGACTGAGTCGGCCCTTCTGAAGGAGTCGTTTCTGAACCGAGTAAGGATTGCGGATCTTGATAAAATCACCGCAATTGAGGTTCCGGAAGAGGTTTTCCGAGCTTTTGTAGCTACCGGAACAAGCCTAAGCTATGGAAATGTCCGAGTATTTGTCGAAGGAACCATGGTAGACACCCTAAAAGCAGAGACTCAGACGGTGGATGATAAGCTTTTCGGCGGAACTAAGGTAAAATGACGACGTTAGACCTGTTATTGTTTGGGTTAGTTCTTTTTCAACAAATTTACTGGACTATCTATACCCAAAGGCTTGTTAATAAACTGATGTCTAGGAACTTCTACGAGTACCAGCAAGCTCTCGGGGTGAGATCAACCCATGATAAGAATGTTGTGCAGGTACCAACTGATGTTCCTGACGATCTAGGGATTTTGCAGGATTTTAGGTTGATGCCCTAGCTATTTTAGAAAGGTGCCGAAGGAATGGCGCTACTCGACAAGATACAACAAGTATTAAGTGGCAGAGCTTCGCCTCAAGACGAGAAATCGCTTGAGATGTCTAACGATGAGTCACAACTACAAGCTTATGTTAGATCGAAAGTAGAAGAAGTCCGAGCCTCTGGTACCCGTATAAGCCACGAATCAATTTGGATGACAAATATCGCGTATGTTTTAGGCTTCGACTCGATATTTTTCGATACGACACAACGGCAGTTTCGGTCTTCAAATTACGCCGGACAATATTTACGGCGAAATCGGCTACATGCAAATAAACTTCTCCCTGCGATTCAGAATAGACTATCCAGGCTTTGTAAGAATCCTCCGAAGTGGGATGTACGCCCAAATAACACCGACCACGAGAATAAAGAAGCTGCCAGGCTTTCAAAACAGATTTTGGAGTCTTGGTGGGACCAGGAGGAATTAGCCACTCGTAGGGCAGAGCTGTATATGTGGCTCCAACAAGTCGGACACTGTTACGGGAAAGTTTTGTTTGATGATAATGCTGGAAAACACATGGTTGATCCTGTAAGTGGAGACGTATCTTTTGAAGGGCAAGTGAAATTCGAGATCGTACCTGCCTTTGAGGTTTTTGCTGATCCATTGGCAAAGACACTAGACGATGCAAAGTGGATTGTCCACGCTCGCATCAGAAAACTAGATTATTTCCGAGCGCATTATCCTGATCGTGGCCAATTCGTAGAACAAGAAGATGCGTGGCTGTTATCTTTACAATACGAGAATAGAATTAATTCAATTAATGCTTTTTCTGGTCAAGCCGTCTCTGGGCAAAAGCCAATGACCGGCGCTGCGATTGAATTGATATATTATGAACGACGGACAAAGAATCATCCAAATGGTCGCATGGTTATTGTTGCTAATGGCGTTTTGCTTAAAGACGACGAACTTCCTTGTGGAGAAATTCCTTTAGTGATGTTTAAAGACGTTGTAGTTGGCGGAAAATATTATCCTGAAAGTTTAGTTACACACGCAAGGCCACTACAAGATCAGTTCAATCGTATTTTAAATATGAAGGCTGATTGGACGAATAAAATGCTTACGGGAAAATATCTTGCTCCAAAAGGGCATGGAATTTCTCAGGAGGCAATGAATGATAAGTCTGGCGAGATTGTTGAGTATAACCCACAGCCGGGCGGAAAGATTGAGGCCCTTCAGGTTCCAATCATCCCGAATTATGCTTATGAAGAAACAGCCCAACTCGAAAAAGAAATCAATGAGATATTTGGTATTGGAGAAGTCAGTAAGGGTCAGCTTCCTTCAGCATCTATTCCTTACGCTGGAATGGCATTTCTTCAAGAGCAAGATGAAACACGCATTGGCGTTGTTACAGAACAATTAGAATTGGCATGGAGCAAAGTTCTCAAACTTGTGTTGATGTATGTCGGTTCTTATTATGAGATGCCTCGCATTTTAAAGATTGCAGGAAAAAACGCTGAGTATCAGGTTAAGCAATTCGTCGGTGCGGATTTAAAAGATAACTTTGATGTTCATGTTATCCGAGGATCAACTGTGCCAGGTTCAAAAGTATTGAAACGCCAAGAAATAATCTCGCTTCATTCTCAGGGCTACCTCGGCGACCCAGCCGACCCGAAAG